GGAAGGTTAGGGTTTTCGCTATGGTAGACGTATGGACACAGTGGTTGTTCTATCCACTCCACAAGTTCATTCAAGGTATTCTTCGTAATTTAAATGAAGATGCCACGTTTGATCAAGTGGGGAAACTAGAGAGGAAGTTGCTAGAGATGCAGAAGAAATATAGAAAGGCGAAAGCCTTTTCATATGATTTATCCTCTGCGACTGATAGATTACCTGTTTTACTTCAGGTTTATATCTTAAGGCCCTTGCTAGGGTTGAAAAGTGCTATTGGTTGAGCTAATGTTTTAATCACGAGAAAGTACTTTATTTCAGGTAAAACTGCTGAGAAATATGGTATTAAGGAAAGTGAGAGATCGTTGGCATATGCCGTGGGTCAGCCCATGGGAGCATTATCATCATGGGTAATGCTAGCCCTAACTCACCACATTATAGTACAGTGAGCTTTCTATTCTGCTAAGAGTAGGAGGCTGAAAGGAGAATGATTCTTTAAAGATTATATCGTACTAGGAGATGATGTCGTTATTTTTGACCCTCTCACAGCTGCACGTTATTATTTCATTATGACGAAGAAGCTGGGGGTTGAGATTGGATTGGCAAAGTCGATTGTTTCAAAATCCTCATGGACTCTTGAGTTCGCTAAAAAGTACTACGTGGACGGTATGAAAGCTAATATGCTCCCATTAAGAGACGTAATAGTTACTAGTATCGCTACCTCAATGCTACCAGAATTCATTAAGAAACACTCGGTGACGTTTAATCACTATCTAAAGCTGCGTGGCTTAGGCTACAAGGCTAGAGCCAAAATAACGGCTAATTTATGAAATATGCCACAAAGGCTCAGAGTATATACAGTTCTACAGGCTAGGGAAGAAATGAACTGGCTGGAATGAATCTCATTGAAAAGAGCGGGAACCCACTTTATTCTTAATCGAGAGATTCTGATGAAAATCTACTTCTTACTTTTAGATGATAGATTGGCTATTAGAAAACGCTTGGTAAGGCTGGGGAAACAATTACAAGATGAGTGAAATTTCGGTTGACAGCATCCACAATTTGAATTGGGGACAAGCTCGGAAGGTAGACCTCCGGATCGGGATGTAAATCCCTTTCCTGGATATCATCTACTGGAACAGTTTGAATACCCACCTTTATGGTGGCCTTCCTTTCAGAAGGCTATGGATAATTTGACGCTGGTTGAACTGAGAGAACGTATATGCGATCTCCATAAAGACAATGATCATTGGTCAGAAAAGTCGATGGATTTCAAGAACCTAACGTGGTTCACTTACGTCCATTCTCCGGAGAAGTCTTTTCGAGACCTCCAGAGTTTATATCGGGACTGAGTGAGATATAATTCGGTGTTTCTAAAACACTGAACACCATCTAAACGCTCGGTGAAATCGGAGTTAAGTGAGAGCTTAGTGAAGACGCCGGGTCTAAGTCTAATGACTTTACCTATGTGCAAAACCTTAAGTCTTATTGTGTGAGGTGATATACCTTTCGAAGACTTTAGTAAACCCAAGGTAACTTTAACAGTTACTGCGGATACTAATGTTGAACCTGGAAGTGCCGT